TTCTTTTTCTTCGCCGCTTTTTGGGTCTTTAACCTTAATTTTGCCTAGCCAGCCCTTTTTGGCGAGCATAGGCTTTACGCTTTGCTTCCACTCCTCAAACGGCGTTCCATCTTTGAAAGCCTGAGAGAGCGAGTTTTGCATATCTTTTAGAAGATCCAAATCGGTCATCTTTGCGATCGTAAATGTTTTTTTATAAGCATCGTGCATGATCCCATCATAATCGAAATGGATCTCAGCGTTTTTGCTTTGCAGATACTCATATACCGCCGTGGGCTCTTTTTGAAAGCTAAAGCCGCTATTCATCCGCATATCCGATCATCTCGGCGTTCGCGATAGCTCGAAACATATATTTTTCAAGCTCATCAAACGGCAGATCATAAAGCTCATAAAGCCTATCAAACGCCTGCTCGTAGGTTTCGCTTTGTGCGATCAATTCGTTTAATGCAGCCTCTATCTCGCCGTCATCGATTTTTAGTTCGCTGCTAGCCTTTTCGAAGCGATCTATCGGCTTATTTGCACCCTTTAAAGCCCGTTTATTCGCCTTTAAATCACTGTTTAAACGCTCTTTAATGGCCTTTTCGTCAAGCTCGATATTATAAATTTTACTAATGTATCTCGAAGTCGGCACAAAGCCCATATCAAATAGCGTTTTATCTCTGCTTGCGCGCTCCGCATTCGGGGCATCCTCATCGTAAATCTTAGCTTCGATTTCGCCCTTATAAGCATTAATTTCCTTAAAAAAGCCGATCGTCTTGTTTAAAACGAACTCTAAAATTTTACCGTCGTTTGCAGCTAGATCCTCCCTGATTTCGTTGTGCGTTTTTGCTGCAGCGTAGCTACCCTCTCTTATGTCGCTTGTTAAATTTGCGCCTAAAATTGCCTTGCTGATTTGATTATCCAAATAGTTTGGCAATTTTGTAAAATCCACGTTCGTGCTTGGCTGAATAAGCGTTAGTTCCTCCTCCGTATCGATGACTGCGCTGTCGCCGCTAAGCATAGCTTGCACTTCGTTTGCTAGCTCATCCGGATCGAAACTCGTTTTTGCAACCGCCCACGGTGAGCCGAAACGCTCCAAAAATCTAAACCAAAATTTTAAGCTCGCATTTTTCATCTTGACGGGAAAGTAGAGCTTTTTAATGAGCCCGTCACCGTAGGTTTTTCTAAAATTTGCGCGATTTAGCGCATAAACGACTTTAAACGGCGGGATCTTTTGCTCGCTTCCGCCGGCTACAAATACGAACTCGCCGGCGTCGTTAAATTTAAACTGCCTAAAATCCCTCTGCACGAGACGCGGATAAACTAATCCGTCCTTTTCTTTGTAGTTTATCTCAAAGACGTTGAGCCCGTAAAGATAAGTCTCTAAAATTTGACTAACGATATCCGGGTTAAAAATGGCTTTGAAATTTTTGGCAATCTCCTCATCATCGCAAATGATTTGGATCTCTTTTTTCTCCGTGACGGATTTGCGGCTGACGTCGCATTGCGTAACCGTAAGATCGGTTAGGATCATATCCATATCGCTATCACTTATGCTGGAAACGCCGGTGTTGATTATCAGATCGATCAGCGTGCTGTTTTGGGCCACAACTGCCGTTTTTTTACGCTGCGGTTGCTCGGTTTTATTCTTAAAAAGTTTCTCAAATATCATCTACTGCGCCTTTTTATTTTTCTTTTTAGCCTTGTAAGTTCGTATGCTCCCGCCAAAGAGTCGGGTGCGTCGTCGTGCTTGCCTTCTGGATATTCGCAAAGCTGCTCTATAAGCAGACTTTGACTTTGATGAAATACTATCTCGCCGTCATCGATCGGCACTTCGAGCTCCTCTATCCTTTGCCCTTTAGCAGCCGTATTGTTGATTCCCCTAAGCGGCAGTTTTGCACCAATCTCAAAGGCCTTTTCTCTTATCCACTGCCTAAAAAACTCCTGCCCGCCGTTGCTCTCTATCGCACAAACGCGACAGCGATAAATTTGATTAAGCCTAATGATCTCCTTGATTGCTTTCTTGCTCTTCATGACCTCTACGATGCTCTCGGCGACGTAAATTTTAGCTTCTGCCTTGCTGACGCCCAGCACCGTAATAGCCGTATAGTCGCTCTTTTTCTTCTCGCCCGCCGGATCGATATACATCACGAAATAATCACACCTCGGAAGCTCGCGATAAAAATGCATAGCCTCTTTTGTAAAGATTTGAGCTTCGTTTCGCGGATCGTTTTGCTGCTCTTTGTTGAATGATTTTAGGTTCTCGGCGCGCTTTTGCATGAGCTTTAAGATCGGCAGCGCATCAGACCAAAGCACCTGCGAGCCCTCGTCCATCTGCTTTTTGTACCTCAAATAAAACTCGTCGCTGGAGTCTTTTGAGATATTACGATAAAGCTCGCTCCATTGCCCCCATAGGTCCATTCGCCTTGGAAAATTTATCACTGATTGATATTTTTTGGCGTTCCAGAATTTAAGCTTTAACTTTCGCGCTAGCACGCTATCTGCATGCAAGATAGTGCCGATATAAAGTACATCTAAGCTTCCGTCTACGCTGCCTAAATTTAGCACCGCTTCATCGAGCCACTCCTCGAGCTTATCGCGCTGATCTTTGCTGCGCACGTTGGTGTCGTTTTCCAAATCATCAAGGACGACTAGATCGGGGCGATACACGCCGAATTTTACGCCGCGCAGCCTCTTGCCCGAGCCGAATGCCTTGAGCTTGACGCCGTTTTTGGATACGAACTCGCCTATCTTCCAATTCTTGCTTGCGCCGCAGACATGCGGGAAGTCCATTTTTAAATTTGCATTGTCCTCGAGCTCGGCTTTAATAGCCTCCAAACACCCCTCCACCAACTCCACGGCGTCCGAAATTTCGACGATAAAGCGCTTCTTACCGAAGCAAATACACCAAAGCGGAAAGAGCTGCGAGCAATACGTGGTTTTTGCATGCCCGCGCGGTGCGGCTCGAACATACTTGTCGCCGCCGCTCTCTTGCGTCATAACTTCAAAAATTTGCGCTAAATCCTCGTGAAGCGCGCAGGAGCTATCAATACTAAAATAGTGCGGAAAATAGGTCTTGGCAAAAAACATAAAATCGTGCTCGGCACGCTTTAGCCTAGCGGCTCTATCTTTGGGAGATAGTGGACTGTTTAGATGTATTTGCTCTTTTAATTCGCCGCTAAGCTCTTCCAGCCAGTCGTAAAAGTCCTTACGCGTAAGCTTGCTAAGCTCGGGTTCTACGGCTCCGGCTTGCTTGTGGCTTTCGCGGCTATCCTCCAAAAAGCTATCCAGCTCATCTTTTGAAAAAAGCATCTTAAGTTCCTAAACTTCAAGCTCTTCAATGGCTTTTATAAATTTTTCGCTCTCGATGAGCTCAATAAGCTTTTTAATGCATTCTTTGTTTTCATCATCTTTAAATTTTTCGACTACTAGCATGATAACCTTTTTTGCGATGCTGAGGCGGTACGCTGCGGGGTTTTCGTAGCTTGCTACCTTGCTCATCTTGACGAAGCTATCGCCTATCCTGCTTAGCGCATCCGCTTTTTTGCCCGCAGGCAGTTCGCTCTCTCTAATATCTTTCACCGCCAGGCGCATCTCTTCGATGAAATTTTGATAGATATTTTGCTTCTCTTCGCCGCCGCGGTTTAGATAACTTGCCGTCTTGAGCTCATCCCAATTACTGCCGGCGGCCTTATAATTCTTGATGGTCTTTACGTTTTTATTTAGAATTTCGGCTATTCGCTCGACGTTAAAGCCTTTTAGATATAGTTCACGCGCTAAATCCTTGATATTTGGTTTCTCAGCCATTTAAGTCCTTTAGATCCATTCTCTGTTCATAATGCCGAAAAGCCCTTGAAGCAAGTCTCGGCTTATCGTCTTTCTTCTCATCGGTAGGAATTTTGCCTGCAGCCATCTTTAAAAGTAGACCCCCTATCTTTTCGATCTGCTCTGCTAGGGTGTCCTTCGGAAAGTTATTGCGCTTTTTTAGCTCGATTATCGTTAGATCTACGCATATATCTTTTAGAAGTTTAGTAGGATTAGCGGGAATTTTTATAAATGATGCTATGAATGCTAGCGCATCATTTAAGCTATCGTCTATGACGCTTTGATTTATGCTACCGCTTCCCTCAAAATCGCTAAGCTCCAGTAACTCTTTATGTGAAACTTCTTCGAGTAGATCATCGTTTGTTATCATTGGGTCTTATCCTTAAATCTTTTAAGCCTTTTAACGCGTATTAAAAGCGTGTTAAAACGTTTAAAATATTTTTCTCATATCTTTGGTCGTTTTTGATTTAAAAGGGCTTAGAGCCCTTTTAAATTACATTTTAAGCTCAACTATCGCGTCAAGCCTATTGCAGATCGGAAGCGGTCTACTTTCGCTAACTATACCCCAGCCCCTACCTTTCTCCAGCACTTCTGGAGCCGCAGCAAAGAATTTCGTCGGAGCTTTGCCGATGGCAGATGTGTGATTGGCTCTCGTATAAACTACCTCAAAGATATCGTCCATCAAAGGAACTACTATGCCTTTTTTGCCGCTCATGTAGCTCGTATCTTTACCCTTCGTGTTTTTGTATGAGGCATCGTAAGGCATAAAGGTCTTGCCGAAAAGTTTAAGAGTTAAAACTCCATTACTATCGACGACTTCGCAGGATTTTAGTTTTAGAAGCTCTTGTGCTTCGGCCAATTTAAGCAGCTCGCTAAAAAGCTCTCTCGTTACTAGCGCGATATATGGCTTTGCGATGCCCAACACCTCTTTTTGAGCGGCTTCGATATCGCTTAGCAAATCCAATAACTTAGTCGCATTCGTGATAGTTATCTCTTTTCTGTTTGCGCTAAGCTCAAGCAGCACCTTTCCTTTGCCGTCCATTACCTTGCCAAAAATAGCGCCTATGGCCATATACTCTACCGTATTGGTGATATTGCTCTTTTGGCTAGCTAGTTTTTTGCCGATAGCTGCCGAAAGAGATTTAAGCTGCTCGCTTTGGGTATTGAGCGTTCTTAATAAATTTAGCTCGCTTGCCGGAAGCGTATCGTATTGCGGGAAGCGAGGAAGCGGCACGGATACTATCGTTTGATCCGGGTTTTTCGTTACCAAATGTTCTCCGTTTTCGCTGACGCTCTCAAGTATTACGCCCGCACCTTTTTCGATGATAATGTTGTGGGTATTTGAAAGCGTCGGAGTCCATTTTTTGAAAAATGTATCCGTTATAAAACTTTGATCGGCTTTGACCTGATTTACAATTTCGGTCATCGCCTCAACCGTAAAATATTTTAGAAGTTCGTCCATTGTTTTCTCCTTATCTTACTACGATTTTTTGCTTAAATAGCGCGGTTTTTAGCTCTGCGGCGACATCCGCAAGCTTAACCTCGCCGAGCACCAGCACGTTAGCATCCCCGGTGGCTTCTACATTGTCGCATAGCACGCCGAATACCGCAGCAGCATTTGCGATAGTATCGGTTTGGTTGTCACTCGTTACCGCCGTAAAGCTCTCGCCACCGTTAATACTAAAAAGTACGGCTCCGCACTCCAAGGCTTTTGTAGTCTCTACTTTAGCGTTGACGCCCAAAATCTCATTTACCACTACGTCGCCGTAGGTCTTTGGTTTCTTTTGCTCGTTTGGCATCTTATTTTCCTCCTAATGCAAATTTAACGACATCTATATCGTTTTGGGGTTGGTTTTTGTTGGCAAACAGATCGTTATTCGGCAGATCAGGTTTTTTATCAGGCGGCGTAACGCCTTTTAAAAACTCTTTAAAGCCGTTTAAATCGGTCTTTGCATAGCTGAGCGCCCACTGCTTTTGCCCCTCGGGAAGCTTATTCGCAACGATTGCGCCCTCTACCGCACTCTCCGCAAGCTGCTCGCCGAGCGCCGCAACCTCACTTCTGCTTGTCTCAAGCTCCGCTTTTAAAGCGGTGATTTGCGCGTCATATTGCGCTTTTAGCGCAGCGACATCCGCACCGTTTTTTTCGTTTTCAGGCATATTTTTCTCCTTTGCCGTAAAATTTTTATTTGCTCTTATCTCTTCAAGCTCATCAAGAAACGGCGTATTGGTTAGCGCGACGCTTTCGATCTCGCAGCCTATCCACGCTCCCGTCTTTTTGTCGATCGCTCCGAAATTGAATACGGGGCTCAGATATCTGTATTCGCCGTTTTTGATGTATTCTTTCGCTTTCGCGGTCCAGCTTGCCATTCCGTAAAGCTTGCCGTCTTTGATATGCATCTCTTTGATCCAGCCCGCCGCAGGAGCTTCACAGCCCATAAGGGTTTGATGCTCGTAGTCAATCACTAGATCTATCTTGCGAGCATCAAAATTTAGCTTCATCTTTTCCAAATCCGCGCTATCGATACGAAACGCTCCGCTATAATGCCCTTTCCATTCACCGGTAATCGCCAGTAGCAACTCTACAAGATCATTATCCGCATTCTCGCTCTTAAGCGATATTAAATTTGCTTGAAATCTCATCTATTCCTCTTTCGATACAATCGTTACAACTTTACAACCTAGCCCTCTTTAAGCCATTCACTTTTTTCAAGAAACTCGGTCTGAATTTCTCTCGTCAAAACATACATATATCCATAATCGGTTATGCTATTGTGAGACACCTTCAAGCTTTTTGGCTCAATCCTAAATTCATTGTTAAGCTCTGAATTTCTTAATTTTTTATCCACTGCTTCGCAAAGAGCTATGGCTTTATACTTATTTTCCTGTCTATAACCTTGCTGCTTGCTGGACGTTACCCCTAAAATATGGATATTGTAAGTGCCTATTTTACTTACCACGTTTTCATATCTTTCACCTATAAATTCTACGAATACAAAACTATCTCCGCCTTTTATGAGGAGCTCCATCTCATCTTTGTTTTCAAACTCCCCTAGATAGGGCGAAGTGTTCTTGCAAACCCCTTTAATCGTTTCGATCAACTCTTTTTCGAACTCTACAAGCATTTTGCCTCCTATTTTTCGCAACTATAGCACGGCGAATATCTCAAAATCTATCAAAATCTTTTGGCATAGTTTTTTGTCAAAGGATTTTGGCACAATCCTTTGACACAGCTTTTTGATAGATTTTGAGCCGCGCAAAGCGTAATATTGCCGCAAAAGTTTTAGACGAGCAGAGGAGCGAAGAATGAGCCTAATCGCAAACATCAAGGAAAACGAAGGCTTTTGCGGTGAAATTTATGAGGACACAAGGGGCTACAAGACTATCGGCTACGGCTTTTTAGTTTCGGCCTTGAGCCCCGACGAGCTAGCACTAAACGGCGGAAAGATAGAGCCGATGGGCCGCGCGGCGGCGGATCAAATTTTAGAGCTGAAATTAAAAAAGTTAAAGCCTAGGGTATTTGAAGCCTTTGCCTGGCTTCAAGACAAACCGCAAAACGTGCAGGACGTAGTAATAGAGATGTGCTATCAGATGGACGTTAACAAGGTTAAAAAATTCGTTACGACGCTTCACTACATAAGAACTAGCGAATATGAAAAGGCTATCGCAAACGGGCTTCGCAGCCTTTGGGCGCAGCAGACTCCAAATCGTGCAAAGAAGGTGCTAAATGGGCTTATTAAACATTAAATTTATGCTGGCGGCTTTTGCGGTCATAGCTGCATTATGCGGAGCCGAAATTTTAAGCCTTAAAAGCGACATTTCGCAGCTAAGCGCCGAAAATACAAGGCTAAAGGTGCAGCTGCAGCAATGTGAGCTAAATCTAAGCTTGCAAAACGCCGCGATCAAATCCCTTGAGGTGAAAGCAAGCCGCCGCAACGAGGATAAGATCAAAAACGTTTCAAAAATTTACATAAAAGACAAAAGTTGTGAGGCGGAACTTGATGCGTATAAAAATCTTTTTAATAACGCTTTTTAGCGTGTTAGCCCTTTGTGGATGTGCTGCAAAAAATGCAGGGCGCGAAAAGGATCACGTGCCCGTAAAGTGCGATCTGAAAGTACCGCTTAAGCCCGCAGAAGATAACAGCTTTGAGGCACACAAAGAGCTTATGAGGTATTTTTTAAAATGCGAAGAGATAGCCAAAGACTGCACGAGGAGCGAATAATGAAAACTTTGATTTATCTGCTTAGAGCTTTTGTCTTGGTGGTATTTAACCTTGAGCTTTACGTAGTTTTTGATACCTTCATAAGAAGCGAAAATTTAGTATTGCTTCTTTGGTCGCTTTGCATAGGCATTATGGGCGCTCTTTTTTCGCCTGCGACGCTTTTTAAAACCTTTAAAGTATGAGCCGTGGAATATCTGCTTTATGTGCTGGCTGCAGGTGTCGCGGGCAGCGTAACGGCTTTTTTAAAGCATGGCGAGTGTGGTGCGAGAAATTTCGTTAAACGGATATTGGATGGCTGTTTCAGCGCCTATATTGTTTATGAAATTGCGTTTTTTTGCGCCAAGGATATGCGCCTTAGCCTTGCGATCTGCGGGATCGGCGCCTTTAAAGGCAGCGGAATTTTGGATTTGGCAGTCGGATTTATAAGAAATAAATTTGATCTAGATGATAGAAACAAGGATGAACAATATGAGCAATAATCTAAATGAGATCGGCATCATAAGCGAAGTAAGCGGGGACCGTGCAAGAGTTGCGATCGGCTCCTTGGTGACCGATTTTTTGCCCGTATTTCAGCCTTTTGCAAATTCTTTCGCCACGGGCTTTGCTCCGATCCGAGTGGGCGAGCAGGTACTTGTGCTGCCGGTACGAGGCGAGCTCAACGCAGGCGTGATCCTACGTGGTATCTATCAGGCCGCTCACAAGGCGGCCGCGACCGATAAGAAGATCCACGCAAGTTTTGAGGATGGAGTAAGCTTTTCGTATGATACGGCTAGCTCCAGCCTTGAAATTTCAAGTCCGAAGCAGATCAATATCACCTGCGAAAACGCAAATTTGAGCGCAAAAAGCGTAAACGTAAAAGCGGGTGATACTACCGTACAAAGCGGCAATATCAAGCTTTTGGGAAATACGATCATTCAAGGATCAATCTCGACCGCAGGAAGCGGCGGGGGTAGTGGTAGCTTTTCTATCAACGGAGATCTAAATATCACAGGATCGCTTAAGACAAGCGGAGATATAAGCGACGGCAGAGGCTCGCTTTCTAGCCATACCAACGGCGGAGTAGCGAGGGATTGAGATGAAATACCTAGTAAGCGTAGAAGATAGTATCAGAGATATCCTAAGCACTCCTATCGGCTCGCGGGTAATGCTGCCGCAGTACGGCAGCCGTCTTTTTGAGCTGATAGATAGGCGGGTCAATGATGAGTTTAGAGCCGATCTTAGCTACTTCGTCATCGAAGCGGTGCAAAGATGGGAAAAGAGAGTGCAAATAGATGAAGTTAAGCTAATAAGCCTCAAAGATCACAAGCTAAGCTTTAAAATTTTGCTAACAAACGGTAAAGAGATTGGGGTGGAAATATGAGCTTTTTAAAAAATTTGCCATATCCCAATGTAATCGAACAGCTTAGCTACGATGAAATTTTAAAAGCCGTTAAAGGACTTTTTAAAGGTCATTTAAACGATGACGAGATCGCTCTGCTTGAGAGCGACCGCTTTTCGGCTCTGCTTGAGACGCTAGCTTATAGAGAGCTTCTTTTGCGCGCCCGCATCAATAGCGCCGTAAAATCTATGCTGCTACCTTTTGCGCAGGGGGCTGATCTTGACAATATCGTTGCGATGTACGGAATCGCACGCAAAAAGGGCGAAAGACCCGTAGCGAAAGTAGAATTCACCCTGAGTATGGCGCGCGATTCGGACGTACTAATCCCAAAAGGCACTATCTTGTGCGCAAGCTCCGGCGAGCTTGCCGCGATCAAAGATGACATCACGATCGCAGCGGGGCAGCTAAAGGGTACGAGCTATAGCGTATTGCAGACCTTCGTCAAGCAAAGCGATCTAAAATGCGAGCTCATCCAAACGCCTTTTTCATTCGTACTCAAGGCGCGCCAAATATCGCGCTTTGAAGGCGGCGCGGATGAGGAGAACGACGAGAGGCTGCGCGATCGCGCCGTGCTTTCGCTGGAGCGATTTTCTACGGCGGGAAGCAGGAAAGCCTATATCTATCACGCCCTTAGCGCCAATGCTAAGGTTGAGGAAGTAAGCGTGATAAACGGAGGGCCAGGCATCGTAAAACTCTATCTAAAAACCACCGATATGAGCGAAGAGACGAGAGTGAGCGTGCAAAGCTATCTAAGCGGCGAGCGGGTGCGACCGCTTTGCGATACCGTAGTCATAGAGAATGCCAAAATCATTAATGCCGTAATAAAAGCCGAACTTGAGCTAAAAGATATGCTTTTGCAGGCTAGTATTCAACGCGAAATCGAAGCCAGCAGGACTAGTCTAAGCCTCGGCGAGGATCTAAATTTAAGCTATGTTTATTCAATTCTACACCGCGAGGGGGTGTATCGAGTAAATTTAAAGCAGCCCGCTGCCGATATAAAGGCGGACGTGGATAGCTTTGTGAAAATCAAATTTGAACTGAGCTTTGCAAAGGCCGTATTATGAGTATTTTGCCGAATGGAAAGCCAAAATTTGACAAAAAGCTCGACGATCTTTTTGGGTTGAGCCTTGCAGGTCTTGATATAGGCGTGATAAACATCCTGGCGGATAGCTGCCCCGCTTCGCTTCTTGGGATTTTGGCAGATAGCCTGGATGTGAATATAGAAGGCCTTAGTGAGACCGGCGCAAGGCTGCTCATCAAAGAGGCCTTTAAAATCCACTACTACTCGGGCACCTTTTATGCGGTCAAAAAGGCAGTGAACGCAATCGATAGCGGAGCAATCATAGTGGAGGGAAATTTAGGGCAGAAATATGACGGCTCTATAAAACATGATAGAAGCAGATTTTACGGTTCAAATTCACATTGGGCCGAATATAGCATCATAAGCAGCGTTCCTCTTTCAAAGAGTAAGGCGGCGGCGATAGCGGAAGCAGCAAAAGCAGCGGCGCCCGCAAGGTGCGTGCTAGCTCTGATTGAGCATTCAACAAATCAGATCAAGCACGATGGACAGATAAAGTATAACGATCAATTCAACTATGGAGCATACAATGGCTAATGTCAAAGAAGATAAAATTTGGGAAGAAGGGATATATCAGCTCGAAGTAACCGACCCCGTAGTAGGCGGAATAGACGGCATAAGCAACAAGCAGGCTAAGCAGCTAGCAAACCGCACGAGCTACCTAAAAGAGCAGATCAAAAACAATAAAAGTAGTATGGATACTGCCCTTGCTAAGAAGCGAGACGTTGAGGATAGCTACTCAAAAACCGAGGTGAATGAAAAGTTTACCGATGCAAATAAGCTTATCAAAGAGAAGCTAGACAAAACCGAAACCGCGGCAGATAGCGCAAAACTCGGCGGTCTTGCCGCCGATAAATATGCCCTCAAATCCGAAGCCAGCGACGGGCTAAAGATAGGCTCATATCTGCTTTGGTCTAGCGATAGGACTACCCCGGCAGGATTTCTTCCGGCAGACGGCAGGAGACTTCAAAAATCTGAATATATCGAGCTTTTTGACGTTATCGGCTATACCTATGGCGGAAGCGGCGAGAATTTCAATCTGCCAAAATTCAACGACGGCAAGTTTATCCGCGCTACCGGCGGCAATGCGGCAAGCCTCGGTATATCGCAAGACGATGCTATTCGGAATATTACGGGTACATTCGCCTGCAGCTCCAATGATAAAAGGACGGCAGACGGTGTATTTCAAAACATAGGAAACATAGGGACGGGAAACGAGGACGGAATTACCGATCCTGTTTATAATGTGTCTTTTGATGCTTCGCGAGTGGTGCCCGTAGCCCCCGAAAACCGCCCGTATAATATGAGCGTAATCGTACTGATAAAAGTAAAAAATGTATTTGAGGCCACAAATATAGACAAATCCCCGTATGCTACCGAAACAAAGGCAGGCATTGTAAAACTCAAAAATTCCATCACGGGGAATTTGGCAGATACTGCAGTATCAGAAAACGCCGCGAAAGAATACACAGATGTAGCAAAAGCGCAGATATCGAGCCAACTGCTAGGAATAAGTCAGACCCTACAAGACGTAACGGCACAAAGACAAATCGGAGCAATTTACACGAATAAAACGGGTAGACCGATACAACTAACGATTATGGCTCTTGATTGGGCGGATTACACCATAAGAATAGGTAGTACTTCTATTTCTTTTGGAGGAGGAGGTTTGGGCCGAACATCCAAACAAACATATTACGGAATAGTTCCAAACGATGCAGAGTATTCTCTTACCACAGGTAGCTCTTTTTACTGGTGGGAATTAAGATAAGGAGTAAAAATGAAATACTACAAAAATTCACAAAACCAAATTTACGCCTACGACGATGACGTGAGCGAGGATCAGATTAAAGAGGGGCTAACCAAGATAACAGAAGCTCAAGCACAAAAAATTCTAAACGTAGAGCCTCCGATCGAGCAACTACGCGAAGCAAAGACGGCGGAGCTTACGAGATGGACGCACGATATGGGTGATAGTTGCAAAATCAACCTCAAAGACTTCGGCGTCATCAACGGCGGGTATCGCTATCTCCTCAACGTCGAGGCTATGATAGACACGTTCGACAGCCTAGAAATTAGAGCGTTTCGCATGTACGACAACACTATGAAAAAGATAAACGGACAAGAGGAGCTAAAGAAAATCAAAAAAGCCATTCAAATCGGCGGGCAAAAACTCCATACTTTGAAATGGGGTTACGAGCTCAAAATTTCAAAAGCCAAGGATAAAAAAGAGCTAGATGCGATCACTTTCGCGGACACGATAGAGGTGGCGCTATGAGCTACCTTTTGATTTTCCTCTCGGCGTTTATTCTTGGGATTTTGGCTTGTCCTATCGTCATATTCCTACGTGCTAGAAAGTGCGACCAATGGGATCATTCCAATATGATGAATATCCTTAGGGTGTTCGCGCATCTTGCGACGCACCCCGATGATTTTGCAAAATTTAAGTATGAGGACGGCTCAAAACCCTTTTGGTATCTAGGCGGCGATGAGTTTGCAGACGTCGTCAAGAGCCGTCCAAAGGAGCGATGATGTTTTGGATATTCAATAGGCTACGCGGACAATACGGCTATTTTGCAAAAGCGAATGCCTTGGTGGTAGCGCTACTAATATTTGCTTTTTACGGTAATTTTTTCATAGCTATCGTTTGCGGGCTTGGCTACCTCGCAGGAGAAGCCAAGGGCTGGGGCGTATGGATAGGTGCTCTTGTCAGACGAGGCAGCTATACCCCTGAGAGCGAAAACAGACTGATAGAGGCGGCGGCGCGGAAATTCATCGATCCTAAAGCGCGCTGGCTAGCATATTGCAGACTTTGTCTCGCGATCCGCGGTCTGATTTGGTGGCTACCGGTGTTTGTGCCGTTAGCCTTTGCGGGTATTTATGGCGCGCCGCTTCTAGCCGTAGCTCTTGCGGTAGGTTTTCCGCTTGCTTGCGAGTTGGGATACTGCACGAAATTTATATTCACTTTTAAGAAATTTGAGGTAAACACGGCATGGGCTAGGCAGGAGCTCTTTTACGGTGCAATGCAGGACTTGGCGTTTATTGCCCTATATTTGATATCGAAATTTTAAACAAAGGAGAAAAGATGGCTGCAAAATTTGGAGTAAACATAACCGTTTCGGCAGAGGCGGCGCGACCGATAAGCGTAGAAAGTACTACGCCGATCGGGATCGCAGGATATGAAGAGGTGCTGGGAAACGGCCTACATTTTTACATGACGACAGACAAGGCGATCACCGCACTCGAGGAAATTTACGAGGCAAAAAAGAAGGCGAGCGAGCA